CTGTCCTAGAAGAATGCCTAGACAACGATAAGCAGATGGATGTAAACGAGCTTCAGGGTGAATACGTCAAGCAAATTTCTTCATATGATCCGACCGGAATCATACCAGATAACTTAATCCAAGTTGGTTCAGAAATACTTGATGAATTTTATGATAAACATTCTGGTGATACTTTTAATATTTATGATAAAGAATTTGGTTTTAGTTTTGTATTAGGAAACTATCTCATCAATGGATATATAGATAGAATAGATTTTTATGATGAAGATACTATAAATATAATAGACTACAAGACCCGGAAAATGGGAAGTTACTCAAAAGGATCTTCCAAACAATCTTCAGCTTGGCATATACGCCTTAGCAGTATCAACAGCTTTTCCGGATAAAACAATTAGGGCAGAGCTTTACTACTTAAGATCTGGTAAAAGAAAATCACACACATTTTCACCAGAAGATATAGAGCAAGTAAAGGTAAATCTACTTAGTAATATTAATAAAATTGTAGAGGATAATTCGTTTAACCCCACTTCAAATGAAAGAAATTGCACCTTCTGTGACTATGGTAAATCAGGAGTATGTGCTACTGGGCTGAGCAGACTAAAAAGAATGGGTAAAGCATAAAGGCCAGGGGATGAACCCCTGGCCAGTAAGCTTAGTTTAAGTTAGGATCAGAATGCTTCAACTGGGTTAGACAAGCTGTCTTCTACAAGTGAGAAGTTATTCTCGACAACAATCTTTGTTGCCTCCTTGTGGCTGAAGCCCACCTTGCTGAGTTCGTCAATGACGTTCTCGTTGATGTTCTGATTGATGCTATTGATGATAGTGTTTAGTGTGTTCATGAGTGATACTATATCTCCTATTTTGTGGTTTGTCAACCTGTTGATAATTTTTTTTGTATTTTTATTTCCTGTAAAGTATAATATTATTATGACTTAAGGACATAGAGGTTATCATGAAGCAGCCAGAAATAACAACTCCACAAGAGTTTTTTTTGGATAGATCTAAATTAAAAAAACACCCTAACTTTTCTAAAATTAAAAATGATTACATTGATAAAGAAATATTAGAAAATGAATCCGCTAAAAAAATTAGTGGTAAAGGGAATGCGTATAAAAATACTAAATCGGGCTATAGACCTGACTTAGGTGGCAGTTTTAGATCTAACTGGGAAGCAAACTTCGCCAGGATTCTGCAGATATATAATATTAAATATGATTTTGAGCCGGTTGTTTTTCCTTTTCCAATTAAAAGAGGAACAAAAGCCTATACTCCAGATTTTTACGTAAACAAAACTACTGAATGGGTGGAGTTAAAAGGCTACTTAGATGAAAAAAGCAAGATAAAACTTAAAAGATTTAAAAGATATTATGAAGAGGAATTCAGTAAGCTTACTTTTATTATTAGTAAATATTCAACTGATGGAAAAAAATTTGCTGCAGAGATTGAAATACCAAAGGTTATCTTTTATGAAGACATTAGATTTTTTTATGCTGATAAGATACCCAATTGGGAAGGAAAGTAAATGGCCTCTTATAAGGAACAATATTATACGTTAAGTGAAGACGAGATGCAAGATTTAATCGCTAAAGCAAAGGGTGGAAGTTCAAGCGCTCAATATGAATTACTTAAAGTGTTTAATAACTTTTTAACAAAATATGTAACACTTTTATACTATGGAAAATATAACCTATCTGACTATGATATTAGGAGATTCACATCGCTCTTTGTTAAAGATAGTTTTGTTAGATTTAATCTAATGAAAAATCAATTAAATCAAGCTGGATACAAACACATAAACGAATGTCTACGACGGTATTACTTATATGGCAAAAAGATATGGTGACGAAGAAGATGTAAGACAGACAGTTAATACTACATTCTTCCAATGTATTACTAGATACCAAAGAAGGGATTCTGAAAAAGGACCTATTCCGTTTAGTGGTTTTTTGTATAGTTATTTTTTTTACCTATTAAAGAAAAATGTTGACACATTTCTTATTGATCAACTTGGCAGAAAGTCCTTCCCACTTTTATCTGATGAGGACAATTCATCAGATGATGATAGTGATGCTAAGCCAGGGTTTAAAGCTCCTCCAGTTGAGTACTCCATAGACGACATGCTGGGCACTCAGGAGGTCAATGAGATGTGGGTCATGGGAGAAGATTGCCATGCCCCATACAATAGGCTTACTGTTCAAGAAAGACAATTAATAAAATGGAAATTTGTTGATGGAAAAAAATCCTCAGAGATAGCTCAGATTATAACCGAACATCCCAATACTGTAAGAGAACACATCTCAAAGGTGAAAATCAAAATACGTGATGCTATAATAGAGAACAATATGGAAGACCTTATTAAGATGTTTAAGCTAGGTAAAAATGAACATTCAATCGATTGAAAAATTAAATCAGTTACTGTCAGACTTCTTAAGTCCACAGATAACAGAAATCATTAGCGCATATGGAACTGGTGATTTAGCCGACCAATATTTCGTTAGCATTCCAGAGATAGATATTGTCGATATGACAATGGCTGATCTAGCCTCACTTGTAGCTAGAACCTCAAACGTGTATGGTAGAGTTACTAGATTTGCAGGCATGGCTAGAGCGCATCATAAACTTTGCGAAGGTAGATATAAGAAGATTTATAAATCAAATAGAACTGGGAAGAATGAAGCTGAGAGAGAAGCTAATGCGCTTGAAGCTGCAGAAGAACAGTATACTGAAATGGTTACGGCAGAATCAATTGTTCAGTTAGCTGAATCAATGGAAGGTGCAGCAAGAATAGCCTCAGAGTCAGCTAGAAAGCTCATAGACAAGATGCAGTCTATGCAAATAGCTTATTCTAGAGAAGAAAAAGGATCATACCTAGAAAGTGACTTTAGTACATACTGATGAAAAATATGTTTATTGGACAATATAAGTCCGTCAATTCCCCTGATGAATTATTCTCCTTAAAAAGAGATTCATTAGATTTCCCAACTCAAATAGAATACAACGGTCAAAGATACTTATTGACTACAACTCACTTTGCTGATTCTCCATCAAGAGAAAAAAGACTCAAAGAGTATGCTAAAAAAAATAACATTATTTTTGATATAAGCATATGAACATTGAAGTCTTTTGTGATGGAGCATCAAGAGGGCAGGGTCAAAAGAAAATTGGAGAAGCAGCTTGTGCTGTAGTTGTATATAAAAATAGAAAAAAAGTAGCACAGTTTGCTAGAGGGTTAGGCCCTAGAAGTAATAACGAAGCAGAGTATGAGGCTATAATAGCAGCCTTACTAATATGTTCTATGTCAGATTTTTTAGATCCAATACTATACACAGACTCTGCTGTTGTTGCTAATCACATAAATGGCAAATGGAAATGTAAAAACGAAGCGTTGATGCCTTTACTTATGACTATTCAAGATATAAGAGAAGAATATAATTTTAGAATTGTGCAAGTTCCCAGAAAATTTGTATGGGAACCTGATGCTTTGGCAAAACAATTTCTTGATCAATTGGAGTTAAAGAAAAAAGAAAACAATAAGGTGCTATAATAGAAACATGTCAAACATTTACAATCCAAATTATCCAATAGTAGTTGGGCTAGCAGGCATGGCAGCGACAGGCAAGACCTCAGCAGCTGAGACTATCGTTCCAAAAGCATCCTTTGCCTCTTCTAAAGGCGGAGTAGTGTGGGAGCATATCTTTTTTGCGATGCCAATTTATGAGTTTTTTTCTATTAGAACTAAAATAGAAGGAACTAATTCTGAATCAAGAAAGTTATTCAACATTCATGAAACTCTGTATGACCTTTATGGAAGTTCTCCGCTTGGCAATATTCCAGACTACGAATCATTTGTAGCCCTAACAAAAGCTATTGCTAATAAACCATTATCATTTGCCGGGTCAAAACCTAGATCTTTTCTTCAGGAAGTTGGAGATCTATGCAGAGAATCTGATCCTGCATGCTTTGCTAAATGGGGAGTTAGAAAGTCTTATCAACTCTTTAGGGAGTATACTAAAAGTATCTCTGATGAAGAAGAAGAAAAACCATACTGTATACTAATATCAGATGTTCGATTTCAAAATGAGGCAGAAGCAATCTTGAAACTGCCAAACAGCATGCTCATTGTTTACGATGCTTCTCCCGAAGTTAGAAGAGATAGAATATTTAATAGAGATGGCGTATACATGACCGATGAGCAGATGTCTCATAAGTCGGAAAAAGAGATTGAAATATTTGCAAGCTCGGCATCAGCTGTAATAGACTCATCTTCAATGAGTGTTGAACAACAGGCTCAAGCAACAATTGATATAATAAAAGAAAGATTTGGATTAGCAGCTTATGCCCAAAATTAATCAAAGTGCACAAGAACATAGTATAGGTTCCCCAATAGAACAGGCGGTAAATTTAGTGTCAGGCGAAATATCAGTATCATCAACTCCGGTATTAATATGTGGAGTAAATAGAAAAATAAACATAGGTAATTTTGAAAATATAGATATTTATGCTGGGATCACGATCCCCCTTAATGGCTTAGATGCTTCAGACAAAGAAGCATTTTCAGAAGCTGTTAAAGAAGCAGCTGCCTATGGCTTTGGTTTAGTTTCAAAGGAAACTGGAGAAAGATACATGCTAATTAAAGAAGGTCAGCAGGGAAAATAATAATTTAACACTTACTATTATCCTTGGATCTATCTGAGGTGACCAATGGATAATAACTATAGTGTAATTATTGCTGTCATAGCATCCCTCTCTTCTGTACTTACATACCTTTTAACTTCTTTACACCAGAAAAGAACTATCTCTAAAGAAAAAGAGATAGAATTTTATAAAATTAAAATAGAGCATTTAAATGCTGAAAGAGAAATTTTAACTGGTGAAGAAAAAAATTTAAGAGAAATGTTGCGTGAGCAGCTTGAAACGTGTAGAATAGAGAATGAAAGAGTTGACAAAGAAATGGAAAACCTTAAGAGAAGATTGTTAACCGTAGAGCAAGAGCTAAAAGCTTGGGAGCTAGGGTTAAAAGTTCCTAAAGGTTTCGAATTAATACAGTTAAATTTAAATGAGATAGAGGTAAATTAAATGTTTAAACAATTAGTAGCAAAATTAAAAACTTCTTTAGCCCCAGCTAAAAAAGAACTTAATAAAAAAATTGATGAAGCTATTAGCGAGGCAGAAAAACTTGCTGTAAAAGCTGATCAAAAAGTAGATGAGCTTAAAGAAGAAGTAATCCAGGAAGTGCAGAAGGCAGTAGCTGATTCTGTATCTGAAGTGGTGAAAAAGAAGCCTGCGGGAAGACCTAAGGCTACTGCTAAAGATAAGCCAGTAGCTAAAAAGGCTGAGCCAAAGAAGAAGTAAACCTCTCATTTAAAGCAAAAGTCCTTATATCCCCCTATATGGGGGCTTTTGTTTTTCATTTATAGAATTACTATATATGTATGGCATTAGCAAAATATCGCAAGATCACCAAGGGTGGGGTAAGTGTTAAAAAGAACTCGACCCCTGTCACCTACAAGGAAAAAAAGAAGTAATGGTTATTAAAAAAAGTATCTATGTTAGTGGTCCTAGAATGGGTCAAAACAATTCTATGTTTGGCATTGAGATCAAGGACATAACTAATAAATCTTCTAAAAAAAATAAAGGTAAAAAAAATGGCAGCAAAAAAAGATCCTAGACTAGCCAAGGCACGGAGTTAGTGGTTTTAATAAACCAAAACGTACTCCAAGTCATCCTAAAAAATCTCATGTTGTTGTTGCTAAATCAGGAAGTCAGGTTAAGACAATACGATTTGGTCAACAAGGAGTAAGCGGTTCTCCTCAAAAACAAGGAGAATCAACTTCAAATAGAAAGCGCAGAGAGTCTTTCAAGGCTCGTCACGCAAGCAATATTGCTAAGGGCAAAATGTCCGCAGCCTACTGGGCTAATAAAGTAAAATGGTAAAGGAAAAATTATGACAATGTATGGCGATGGTATGAAAAAAGGTAGCATGAAGAAAGCTGCTCCTAAAAAAATGGCTAAGAAAAAAATGGGTGGCATGAAAAAAGGCTCTAGCAAAAAAGGAATGTACTGATATGGCAATGAATGGTGATGGCATGAAAAAAGGTGCTGCTAAGAAGCCTGCAATGAAAAAGGGTGCAGCAAAAAAAGCAAACGGATTAACTGCTGCTCAAAAGAAACTTCCTCCTTTTATCCAAAAGGCCATCATGGGGAAAAAGAAGAGCAAGTAATAATGGTAGAAAAAAAAGATAATAAATGGATTCAGGGAGCTATTAAAAGACCCGGAGCATTTACTGCTAAGGCTAAGAAAGCTGGCAAATCAGTTGCCGGCATGGCAGCTGCGGTTACCAAAAATCCTAGCAAGTACAGTGCAAGAACTGTTCGTCAAGCTAATTTGGCTAAGACTCTTAGAAAAATTTCTGCTAAAAGAAAGAATAAATAACAATGGCATATTCAAAAAATAGCAAAAAGGATAACAATAATTACCTTAAGGATATTAAGGGTGCAATGAATGTAGTTTTTGATGGAAAAAAAACCCCTCCAAAAAAGAAGAAGAAGTAATGGCTAAGGTAAATAAACCGACTAAGCCAGAATTGTGGTCTGCCGCAAAGTCTCAGGCTAAAGCAAAGTTTGACGTATACCCCTCAGCTTATGCTAACGCATGGGCTGCAAAGAAGTATAAGGCAGCTGGTGGAACATGGAAAACTGTTTCTACCAAGAAGGCTACAAAGAAAAAGTAGTATGTCTGCGCAAAAGAAATCTTCTGAAAGAAAAAAAGAAATAGAAAAAGATTTAAAAAATAAAGGTTCTTTCTATAAAAAAGATTATGAAAAAAATTTAAGAAAGAAAAAATAATGGCGTGTTGGAAAGGCTATTCTGCTAAAGGCATGAAGGTAAAGGGCGGAAAGCTAGTTCCTAACTGCACACCAACTAAAAAATCTAAGCAATCGAGAAGTGGAAAAAAATAATGCCAGGTCCTAAGGGTGTTGGATTAACTAAATGGTTTGATCAAAAATGGGTCAACATTGGTGCTCCCAAAAAAAAAGGTAAGTATCAACCATGTGGAACTTCTGGCGCAGGTGGATCTGGGTATGCAAAGTGTGTACCAGTTGCAAAGGCTAGAGCAATGACTCCGGCACAAAAGAAAAGCGCAGTACAAAGAAAAAGGTCCTCTGGAACTCCACAACAAGGAGTTAAGGGACAGGCCCCAAAGAATGTTTCAACCTTTACTAAAAAGAAGAAATAGTGTTCGATCAAACAGAAGAATCTTTTAGCGGATTTATGCCAATGATTGATCAGATAAATGTAAGCAAAGAAATTACGATGATCAATACAGAGGGCGAACTTATATCTGCACATACAATAAATTTAAAAACCAGAGATGGATCAGACAACGTATTTAGTATCTCTAATAACGATCTAATGCGTCTTTGTTTTCTGGTAATGAAAGTTATTCAGTCAGATTAAAATGATAATACAAGCTATTATGATATTGACCGTCATCATAATGTACGCTTCTTTTCTGCTAAGAAAATAGATTTACATTTTTTTTTGTGATATAATTTTGTAAATCTAAAAAAGGAATACAATTTTATATGAGCGAAACTGCGTGGACCTGGTTATTATTTACCATGGAGCTAATAGGAGTTTACGGCAGCTATCAGGTGGGCAATAAAAAATGGCAAGGTCATTTGATTGTTGCTTTACATTCAATACCTTGGGTAATATACTCTATTATATTTGATAAGCCGGGATTTTTAGCGATGTGGATTCTATGGCAATGGGTTCACTGGAGAAATATGTGGAAGTGGCGAAAAGACAATGCATAATAAAAAAGTTGTTGTTATAGGAGCTGGCGGAATAGTAGGTCAGCACATGATGGTAAACAAGCCTGAATGGGCTGACGCTATCTTCACGAGAAGAAAAGGCTATTTAGAATGGTCGCAACTAAATGTTGGTGAAGACGACATAGAAGCTTGGCTTGATGCTAATTCTCCCGATGTAATTATTAACTTAGCAGGACAAAACGTAGTTGACGCCGTAGAACAAAATCCGGATGAGTCAATATATGTCAACGTAAAACTGCCTCTTACTTTAGCTACATGGGTTAGCAATAATAATAAAAAATTAATACAAGTTAGTACACAGGGTATCTTTAGCGGAGAAAATGCTAATTATAATACTAACTCTAAACCACATCCTATCACATGGTATGGCAAGCAGAAAGCCCTTGCTGAAAAGCTTATTATTTCACATGATAATGTAAAAATAGTTAGGTTAACTTTTGTTATAGGAGTAAGACCTTTTCAAGATGTAGGCAGAAAAAATCCATTAGAAATTATGATGGAACAAAAAGAGCAGCTTCAAGTTGATGATAGATTTTTTTCCCCAGTCTTTGCTTATGACGCTGCCATGATACTTTGGGATACCGCTCTTCACTTTGAAGAAAGTGATCAAAAAATTATTCACATAGGTAATCCAATAAAATCTTCAAGATTTTCTCTAGCTAGCGACATAAAGACAGCTTCTAATGGTAAACTAGATACTGAAATCAAACCAGTATCCTATACTTATTTCACCAGTAATGTAGCAAGACCCAAGGACACCACTTGGGAAGATGGAACATCTTTATACATAACTGATTATATGTATGGTTTAGAAAAATGCTATTTAGAATGGGAAACAATAAATAATGAACTTAGAGACACAGGCAAATGATATATCAGAATACTTGGGTGTCACTTTAGATAAAGCTAAACAGCGTTTATCTTTAGGGTTTCACCCTAATCACCATATGGTTGCAGAAGATTTTACTTCTACCAATACCAATGTAGATGATCCAAACTCTCTCCTTAATTGGTATAGAAATACAGATACTTATATCTGGGAGCTTTCTTCATATCACTTAGATGATGGTTTTAACTACAAAGGCATGTGCGAAAGTATTAGTTTAGGACTAGCTCATTCTGGAAAGAAAGAGATCCTTAGCATTGGTGATGGCATTGGTACACTCAGCTTGAGAATGGCTGAAGAAGGATTGAACACCACTTACCACGACTTAGAGGGTAGTAAGACAGCCGGTTTTGCCCAGCATAGATTTAATAAGCGTCCTGATCTAAATATTAAAACTCTATTCACTGATAGCTTTGCGCCAAAAATTGGCACAAACAAGTTTGATGGCGTCGTTGCTTTAGATTTTCTAGAGCACGTTGTAAACGTAGACGAATGGGCATTAGCTATTTTTAACTGCTTAAAGAAAAATGGTGTATTCATTCCTAATAATGCATTTGGCATAGGCGATGCAGAGCATGGAAATTCTATTCCCATGCACCTGTCCATTAATAATAAATATGAATGGGAATGGGATCCAATGTTAGTGAAAATAGGATTTGTCCGACATGAAAATGGACAGTGGTGGGTGAAGCCATGAGAATAGATATGGGTACTGCTAGCTATAACAATCCTGAGAAGTTAAATATGATGCTCACTAACATGAGACAAAACTCTATTTCTGATTGGCGTTTTCTAGTTATTGATAATGCTTCAACTGACCCAGGTGTCAGAGAAGTTATTGAAAGACATGCTAGTGAAGATTCAAGAATTATTCCAAGATTCTTAGATAACAATAGTGGATACGTTGGAGCAGTCAATCAAATACTAGAATGGGCAGAAACAGATTATGTTGGCTACCTAGACAACGATGCCTATGTAATAACTAATGGTTGGGACGAAAAACTTGCAGGCTATCTTGCTACAAACTTAGAAGTCGCAATGGCCTTTCCTAATGGTGGGGCTTATCAAATTCCAAGACCTAAGTATACAGAAATACTATGGGGTGTTGGCTTTTGCTGGATGCTTAAGAAGCAAGCGTACTTGCGAATTGGCGGATTTGATACTGAGATTGGTCACCAAGAAGAAGTAGATTATCAAACTCGTCTTAGACTTGATGGCTGGAAGATGATAGCTGATCCAGCTATTCATGTTCGACATGATTCAACCAGTTCAAACGATCCAGCTTCTAAAAATAGAATCAATGAAGGTGTTGTTAATTGGGTCAACAAGTGGAATAAGTATTACGTTGGCCCGAATGTCACGTACCACAGTCCTAATGTAACTAGATTTGAAGACTGGAGTGCCATCTACTTGGAAGAGTGGTATCAATCGCAGCCAGAACTTAAAGGACTAAATGAAAATCCAGAGACAGTATATATTGCAGCTTTGGGTAGAGAAGTTGATCTTATTAAAGTCCCTAGATGGACTAATTTTTACAGAGGAAGAATAATCTAATGGGTGCAAATGTACAAGAGACAAACATCAAAGGTGCTTTCTTGGTGGAGCCACAAAAATTTGGTGACGACAGAGGTTTCTTTACCGAATCTTATAGAAGAGATTGGATACCAGGAGCAAGAGAAGTAATACAAACAAATAGATCATCTAAATCTGCAGGTGCTCTAGCTGGATTTCATTACCATCTGCATCAGTCTGACTATTGGTATGTGCCTTTTGGGGAAGCTAGAGCAGTTCTGTATGACATGAGAATAGGTTCTCCAACAGAAGGAGAAGTTTATTCTGTAGATTTAACAGGAGATAATAATCTCGGATTATATATTCCACCAGGAGTTGCCCATGGTTTTTCTGCTACTACAGATATGATCTTAACTTATTTGGTAGACAATTATTACAATCAAGCTGACGAACTTGGAGTTCTTTGGAATGATAAAATGATTGATGCAGAATGGTCAGTGCAAGATCCAATTCTCTCAGTAAGAGATAGTACTAACCCAATTCTAGGTGAGATAGATATTACAAAGATGCCTGTTTGGCCCTTAAGAACGTAGGAAAAATGAGACTAGAAACTATACCTCAAGGTAATGGAGTTAAAGTTGTAATTGGAACAAGAACATACCTTGGCCCAGACTGGATACATGTTGACATAGATCCAACTCCTTTGTATGACCATGTTAATAAACAGCAAGTGCCAGTAGATGTTGTGTGCGATGCAAGAAAACTTGACATGCCTGATAACTATGCAGACATAGTTTATAACTCAGAATGCTTGGAGCACTTTCCCTGGAAAGAATATCAATCTGTTCTTAAAGAATGGTGTCGAATTGTAAAGCCAGGTGGAATGATTAGAATTGAAGTTCCAGACTTTTTGTTGGCATGCAATCAGATACTTGCAATGGATTCCCTTGACGGTGACAGAAGAATGCAACAGATATTCTTTGCAGAACAACTTAATCCTTTTGACTTTCATTTTGTTGGTTTAACTCACAGAATGTTAGAAGATGACTTTAAAAAAATGGGTTTTGAAATCCTTGACATTAAAAGAGGTGACGAATGGGGATGGTTAAAGGTGGACGCTAGAAAGCCACTCTAAAATGAACTATGATTTTTTGTGCCACATTATTAGGGATATTTTTGAGCGCAAGCATAACATCATTTTATATAGTGAAGTTAACGACTCTCTCTTATTAAGAGAAGTTATGAAAAGTAATGAGCATTCTATGGAAAGCTTTATCCTTCATACTGATAGATCTAAAAGAGAGTATTTTGATGGTGTAGCATTTTGGGAGATAGGATACAATGGACCATACACTGGGTATGATTATGCTGACCTATTTATATCCATAGGATATAATCCAGAGATACTTACTAATGATAATACATTTATTGCAGATCAGGTTAAAAACATACTTAAGCATGGTGGTCACGCTTTGATAATTAATCCTGGTGACTGGGCTTCTTCAATTGAATTACATTTAGAGCGCAACAATAAAATAGAAATAGAAGCAAAAAAATACTCAATGCTTTCAGATGAAAGAATATTTATCTATGAAAATATTTGATTGCTTTACATATTATAATGAAGAACAAGTTTTAAAACTAAGGTTAGAAGAACTGGGAGATTTTGTAGATTTCTTTTTAATCGTTGAAGCTTCTGAAACTTTTACTGGAAAACCAAAACCATTTTATCTTGATTCATTTCCAGATTGGATGAATAAATGGCTGCCAAAGATACTACGTTTTAAAATTGACTTTCCAAACACATGCACCAATGCTTGGGAAAGAGAATATTTTCAGAGAAATTCTATAGCTACAGCATTAAAAAATTTAGATATACAAGATGATGATTTAGTAATCATTTCCGACGCAGATGAAATCTGGAACTATAAAACTGTTGAAAGTATAAAATATGAATACGATCCAGTTAGACTAGATGTAAAACAATATTTTTGGAATTTTAATTGGCAGGTTCCTGATCACTGCAATCAAGGAGCTAGACCTGTAGTTTGCAAAAAGAGTCACCTTGAATCCATAACTCCTCAAGAGCTGCGATCAATGACTCTGCCAACCATACCTAATGGTGGCTGGCACTTTTCTTTCTTAGGGGAAGAAGATAATATAAAGAATAAAATTGAATCCTTTGCTCATACAGAATATGATAAAGATGAATTTAAATCTGATGAATTAATAATGAATAGAATTAAATATGGGATTGATCCTTTTGATAGATTCCCATTAAAATACCAAGAGATAGATGACACATACCCATCAAGTCTTTTTAAAAACAAGTAAAGCATTTACTATATAAACAAACAAGTAAGGGAGAAAAAATGACTCATCCAGTAGAAAAAATGATTATACCAAAAGAGTTACAAAACGTAGAAAACGGCAAGCTTAAGCCAAACCAGCTTGCTAAGGTTAAATGTGGCGGTCAAATGTGGGTAAAGGCAGCTAAAGCCTTCAATGCACTTTATGACGAAGCTGCTAAAGCTGGTCATAAGCTACAGAACATTGGGGATTATCGTCCATTTGAAGCACAGCTTTCAATGTTTATGTCACGTTATGCTGATGCAAAAACAAAGCGTAACCCAGAAATTACCCGTAAATACAACAACAAGGTTTGGTACCTCAAAGAGGGAATGAGTCCATCTGGAACTCCTGGAACATCAAACCATGGTCTTCGGATTAGCTATTGACTTAAATATGCAAGATGCAAAACGATATAAGTGGATGTGTGAAAATGCTCCAAAGTATGGTTTTTATTTGCAGGGTGCACCAACAAAAGAAGGTAAGCCTAATCCAGAGTATGAAGCATGGCATTGGCAATACTGTGTTGGAGATAAAGAACCGCTAGCATTTGCTGGTGGTGCTCCAGAAGCAGGAGAAATTGCGGAGGCACCAATGAGAGATAAGTTAAGTGTTGGTGCAACTGGTGAAGATGTTAAGAGACTACAATCAGCTCTTAAGAACGCTGGCTTTTATGCAGGTGAAGCAACTGGTACTTATGATGCCGCAACTGGTGAAGCTGTTCGCAAGTTAAAGGGAGTCAACGGATTGAAAGATGACACAATTGCAGGTGGAAAAGTATTTGCAATATTAGATATTGACTGATATAATAAGTCTTACGGAGGCCGACGCTCAACCCCAGTAGAGAAATCTACTGGGGTTGTTCCCTTTTAGGCCGCCAATTTTATTACCTCTCCATTACTATAGATAATGTCTACCTGGAGGGGTAATAATGCGTATAAAACCACGTCGTGGATCTTGGATTCTAGCTGTACTTTTTGCGTTCGTATTTGCATTTCCATCTTCTTCAAAAGCAACTTCAGAGCCGGGACTTCAAGTAACTATTTATGATAACTATGGTTATAACGGGTCTCCGCCACTGCCATCCGTATCCGGCAGACCAGTTCAGTGTACTACAACATACTTAAATATTGACCAAGACTTTGGCAATAGCATTTGTGGACTTTATGACGACTACATAGTCAAATACGAAGGATACATTACCTCACCCACAACGGAAACAATTACTTTTTATCCAAGCGCTGATGATGGCACAAAGCTTTACATTGATGATGTTCTAGTTGACAATAACTGGATAGACAAGGGTGGCGGAGGAAATCCCAGTACACCAATTGATTTTATTGCTGGCGTACCAAAACCAATCACTTTATGGTTTTATGAAAATGGTGGAGGAAACTGGGTTGAGCTTGCATGGAATCAAGGTGGAGGATATTCAACTGTTCCTGCAGAAGCGTTTACTCAGAACAATGAGTCTCAATACACAACCACAACAACTGCTGCTCCATATTTAAATTCTGTTACAAACCTTGTAGCAACAGCCAACGCAGACGGAAGTGTTGACCTTGACTGGGATGCGCCAACATCAAGTAATGTTGACATCTACGCTTATGGTGTCACGTTTTACGGACTTGACGAAATTGGCGGAACTACGTCAGGTGGCTGGGGAGTTTGGACCAACCAAGGAACCACCTACTCACTTGCTGAATACATGTTCTCCGGAACTACCGGGTTTGGACCTGTTCGTTTTGGCATTAAAGCAGGAAATGAAAGCTGCTTCTCCTCCGACGGTGTAGGTCCATGTATCTATGGGCCTGAAACAAATGTTGATGCAATAGTTATTGACCCAACTCCACCACCAACAACCACAACAACCGAACCAACAACCACAACAACCGAACCAACAACAACTACAACAACTGAACCAGAATTAGTTCTTCCTCCTGTTGAAACACTTCCAACAGAAAATACCACTGTTTCAATTCCTGAACTAGATCTGAGTCCAGTTTCAATACCTGAACCAGAAAATACCACTGTTTCAATTCCTGAACTAGATCTGAGTCCAGTTTCAATACCTGAACCAGAAAATACCACTGTTTCAATTCCTGAACTAGATCTGAGTCCAGTTTCTGTTCCAGAAATAGATACAAGTGCAGTAACAGTTCCAGAGCCAGAAGATTTACCAAATGAAACAATTCCAGAAGTAAGTATTCCAGAAGAGACGCAAAATACAGCAGAGGAAACAGTTACTGATATATTTGACAATACAGACAATGCAGATGAATTTGGGGCTGCGGTAACTAACGCCATAGGTAATGCTGACTCTCCTGAAGAAATTGCAGCACTAGTTACATCTCTTTTTGATGGACCAATGAATAGTGAAGAATTTACCGCTGTTGTTGACGCTGTGTTTACGGAAAATCTTTCAGCCGAAGAGTTAAGTGCAGCTTTGGATGCAGTATTTACTGAGCCATTGTCTGACGAAAAGTTTGCTGAGGTAATTGATGCAGTTTTGGACTCACCTCTTACTGATGAGCAGTTTGCTGAAGTCGTAAACATATTGGAATCAGATAATATTACTGAAGATCAGGTTGCAGATGCTGTTGACAATATCTTAGAAAATGGCGTCACCGAAGATCAAGCTACTGAACTTGCTACTAGCGAAAAGGTCTTGGAAAGCATTGATGGGGACCAGGCATCTGAGATCTTTGCTGAGATTCCTGTAGGTGAATTAACTCAAGAAGAAGAATCAGCCCTTGTTGAGGCTGTGACAAACGCCCCAGAAGAAGTAAAGAACGCTTTTGAGGAGACGATTAATGTGTATGGAGAGGGCTTAGATGACTATGTACCAGTGGGTTCCAGTGTAGACGTAGGCTCTCGTAGAACTCTATTGGCTGCTACTGCAGTTCTATCAGCAGCTACTGTCGGAGTTGCTGGGTCAGCTGGTCCATCAGGCGGTTCAGGAGGAGGGTCTGGAGGGGGTTCTAAGGGCCCTAGCGGAGGTTCAGGTAGTTCCGGTGGAGGCCCAGGTGACGGAGGGAATTTAAATAGCCGAAGGGAAGATGAAAATCCAGATGGCGAAGATGAAGAACAAGACACTGAAATAGAAGGCCCGGAAGGGGACGAAGAAGAAAATAATTTTACTAGAAATAGTATATTTAAATATCAGGAGGGAACAATGATAAAGAAATTTAGCCCTTGGGGCTTTATTAAAAAGTTTTCGAAAGAGACAGCAGCTCTTGCGTTTACGATATCTGGAAGCGTAGTAGTTTTTGCTACTTTATCTGGTGAAACTAGAAAAATAACTATTATAGCAACAGGGTGTGCATTTTTAGTCCACTATATAAATGCAATGTTAAAAAAGGATGAATAAGGAGAATGTATGAAAAATTTTGGTAAGTTACTAATTGCTATTGGATTTATAATGATTGTTAGTTCAGTGCCTTTTGGTTCCGGCACAGCGACTCAATACTTAGTATCTAGCCAACAAGCTAAAGCAACCACACGGTGGTGGTCCAATTGTTCTTGATGGAATGGATCCAGTTTGTCACTCAGGCGGAGAAGGAACTTGGGGATACATAGCTCAAATTCTTAAGAAAACACACACTGGTGCTACCAATATTAATAACGGAAGCATTGCAATCCTTGGGGCAAATAACACCTCTAACTCTTGTGGTGGAAATTGGAACACACTTCTAACTACAAAGTACTTAGGTCAGTTCACTACTGCACCAACAGTTAATTTTTACAATACATCTACCCAAGTCACAAACTTTTTTACAAATATAAATACATTAAAGCCAGCTGTTATATGGATACCAGATAACTGGAGTAGATCTTCTGCAGTTGAGGCTTTGTTTACTTCAAATGCTGAGGTCATTGCTGACTTCGTAAACTCTGGTGGAGGCTTATTTGCCAACATGGGTTCATATGGCTGGTTGACTTCATTGCTTCCTGGGGCAGTCTACAATAATGGTGGCTGTAATGGAGGACCAGATGCTACGGCAGATGGAACCGCAGACTTTGGGCTAACAAATACAATGGTTGCAGCCTGTTGGCATGGCTACTTTACTGGAAATGTTGGAACACTAAAAACATTAGTTAACTATCCATTTCCGTCCGTTTCAAGTCCTAGGGTAGCTGTATCTGTTGGTGGTGGAGCAGTATCGCTTCCAAGCTCATTTACTCTTGCAATAAACCCTGCAACACCAAGGGCAGGAGAAGACCTGATAATAACTGCGACAGCTCAAACTCTTGCTGGAGTTCCACAATCTGGAGTTACCGTAACTGTAACTGTTAGTGCTGGACCAGATGCTGGTCAAACATTTACGGCTACCACTAATTCATCAGGTATTGCCACAATAACTATTAGAACAAATGCTACTGGCACTGCGACTTACACAGCAACAGCTACTGTAAATGGTGTGGCTAAGACAGTTTCTTCTACAGTTACCTGGAACCCACCCACTACGACCATAGCTGCTCCTACGACCTCTACAACGGAGCCTCCTGCTACTACCACTACAGAGCCAGCTCCAACCACTACGCAGACTTCAGTGACAACTGTTGAGCAAACTACCACAACAGCTCAACAAGCATTTGTTCCACCGATGGAAACAACAACTACCATTCATGACCATTCAAGTCATGACCATGGGCCAAAGCTTCCAGAAACTGGATCTGGACCATACTTTACTTTAATTTTAGGGTTTGGTTTAATTTGTTTTGGTTATCTAATAATTCAAAGGAAAAAGTATCTAAGGTAATTACTATAGGAGGGTGAAATGAAAACACTAAATAATATTTTAATGAGAATTGTTGCTACCTTTGCTGCATCTGGCCTTGGAGTCATAGGAGCGGGTGCCATAGCTGGAGTTGAGTTATGGAAAGCTTGCTTTATGGCTGGTATGGCTGGAGTTGCAACTGTAGTAGAAGGTCTTTCTCGTGCATTTTTAGACGATGGAAAACTTTCAAGTACAGAAATCAACGAAGTATTTAATAAGGTGGACAAAAAAGCTGCCAAATAAAACATAAGGATTTTTAATGCCACTTCCCGTAGAGCCTAATATATCTCAAGGTCAAATAGCTTTAGACCCAGTTAATGGAATAGTCTGGTATGTTGACTCAGAAGGAAATAAAGTATCCACAGCTTGGTCTTGGTTAAAGCCTGACTTAGATGAAGTGGAAACAGAAGATAATGTAACTATTACTGGCAATCTAACAGTGCAGGGAACTACTGTTACGGTTGATGCAGAGACAGTTATTATACAAGATAATTTTATTTTAGTTAACTCAACAAATGGTTCTGCTACTTCTACGACCGCCGGTATAGAAGTAGAAAGAGGGGCATTAAATAATGTTCAACTAAGGTGGAATGAGTCAACCGATAAGTGGCAGTTTACCAATGATGGAACTACATTCTTAGATTTAAGCTCTATTGTAGCAAACTCGGTAACACTTGGTCTCCATACCGTAGGTGATTATATAACCAATCTTACTGCCGGTACTGGTGTTACTATCTCTAATAATTCTGGAGAAGGTGCAACTCCAACAATTTCTATTGGTCAAAACGTAGCTGCTTCTGCTACTCCAACATTTGCTGGCGTAACAGCACCTCTGACTGGAAACGTAACCGGAAATTTAACTGGTAATGTTACCGGTAACGTGACTGGAAATGTCACAGGAACTGTGTCCGACATCTCCAACCATGGAATAAATGCTCTTTCTGATGTGACTATAACATCATCGGCAGATGGCGATTTTTTAAGATGGACAGGCTCTGCATGGGTTAATGACGCTGTAAACTTGACGTCTGACACGGTTGGAGATTACGTTAAGAGCCTAGTCCAAGGTAATGGCCTCACTATCTCTAATAATTCTGGAGAAGGTGCTACTCCAGGTATTGCAATTGACACGTCAATAGTTCAAACTCGTGTTGCCAATGTTACAGACACCGAAATTGGATATTTGGATGGCGTAACTTCTGCAATCCAAACACAGTTAGACACTAAAGCCCCTACTGCTTCACCTACCTTTACTGGAACAGTTACAGTTCCCACACCAATAAGTAACACTGATGCTTCAACAAAAGCTTATGTTGATTCGACTGCCTCAACCACTGCAACTAATGCCGCCACAGCACTTACTAACCACGAGGCAGATACAACAAATATCCACGGGATTGTTGATACCTCAATTTTGGTTACAACAACAGGAACGCAGACACTTACGAATAAAACAATTACTTCACCTTTGGGTTTAGTAAAAGGTGATATTGGACTAGGTAACGTAGATAATACTTCGGATGCCAATAAGCCAGTCTCAACTGCACAGCAAACGGCATTAGACCTAAAAGCTAACAGTGCGACACCTACATTTACTGGAATGGTTACCGCACCATACTTAACGGTTAGTGGTGTACAGATAGATGCTAGTGGTCCAGCTGATACAAACGTTCTTAAATACAATGCTTCTTTAAATAAGTATATACCAGGAGTAGCATCAACCGTAGCTTCTCTAGATGACTTAACTGACGTAATCATAACAAGCGCAACCCCAAATCAAGTATTAAAATATGATGGAACAAATTGGGTAAATGCAATAAGTCCAAGTTCCGTTGAAGGCACAACATATTTTGCAACAATAGGGAATAATACGGACAATACGTTTGTGCTTAATCATAATTTAACCACAAGAGATATAGTGGTCAACTTTACGGAAACATCATCTCCGTATTCAAGCTTTGCAACTTTATGGGAAGCCACTACTTTAAATTCTATTACAGTATATTTTGAAACACCTCCATCTTCTAATAGCATAAGAGTTGGCATCTATGCTGCGGTTTCCGGAGTAGCTTTAAGTACAGATTTAGACTCTTTAAATGATGTTACTCTAAGTGGTTTAGCTAATGGTGATTTTTTAAGATATGATGGGTCCAACTGGATTAACGATCCAGTTAATCTATCAACGGATACTGTTGGTGATTATGTCAGCAGCTTGGTGCAGGGCACTGGAATAACAATAACTAATAACTCTGGGGAAGGTGCAACTCCTACAATATCAGTAGCATCCAACACGTATCAACCATTAGACGCTGACTTGACGGCAATTGCAGCATTAGCTGGAACTTCCGGCAATTTAATTAAAACCGCAGCTGACACTTGGGCATTAGATACTAATACTTATATTACTTCTTTAGCATTGGACCAATTGACCGACGTTAATGCAGCAACTCCGTTCAATGATCAAGTTTTAGCGTGGCAAAGCTCTACTTCTGAATGGGTAAACAAAACTTTTAGTGCCTCAGTTGCAACTTTAGATTCAGTGGGAGACGTGAGTGCCGCAACACCATCAAGTGGCGAGACACTTCAATGGAATGGATCAGCTTGGGTCAGCTCAACTATTGTTAACGCCAACGTAAATGCTAGCGCAGCAATCACTTATTCTAAACTATCCTTAAACAATAGTATTGAATCTACCGACCTTAAAGATGGTCCAGCTAAAGCCGGCTTTAGATCAACCTTAAATGCACAAACTGGTACTACCTATACATTGCAGCTAACAGATTTAGCAAAATTAGTTACATTGGATAATGCTGCAGCTATTACCTTAACGGTCCCTCTTGAATCATCAGTTGCTTTTGCTATTGGAGATAGGATCGACTTACTTCAAAAGGGAGCTGGTCAAGTTACTGTTGCAGGTGCTGGTGGAGTTACAGTAAACTCTACACCAGGACTTAAGCTGCGTGCCCGATGGTCATCTGCTACACTTTTAAAATTAGATACTAATACTTGGGTTCTCATTGGGGACCTGCAAGCTTAATCTATTTAAATTTTAGTTCTTCAACTACTATAATAGTTATCTGATTAATCTTGAGGGATTAATTTTAATTTAGAAAGGTTTGGTTGAGGCCATGCCCAATTTTTATAATATTATTCGTGCTAAAAAATTTAGCACCACAGCAGACACAGCAGTAGAAATAGGACCATCTACTAGTGCCACTCCAAACTTTGCCATCGATGCAGGCGGTAAATTAAACTGGTCTTCTGGATCTGCCACAGCAGATACAAATCTTTATAGGTCTACTCCAAACTATCTAAAAACAGATGATAGTTTTGAGGTAGCTTTAAACTTAACAGTAGGTGGAACTACAGTTCTCCAACAGTCAAAAGAAAAGTTTACCGTTTCATCTGCTACAATTAACTCCACTGCAACCGATGTTTATGTTTTAGATGGTGCGGTTTATTATTACACTGGAACAATTACTGATGGTTTTAAATTTAATATCACAGGAAACTCTTCAGGCACTACTTTAAACTCTCTTTTAACCACCGATGCAGATGCTATTACGATAGTATTAATGATAGAAAATGTTTCTAGCGCTAAGTCTTTTGCAGCAAGTAGCTATTTAACTATTGATACAAGTGCAACTGTAGCAATTAAATGGTTTGGTGGATCAAAGCCAGCAGGAAACATTGGAACAGATGTCTATACATTAACTATTTACAAAACAGGAGCATCTGCTTTCACTGTATTTGCTAGCCAATCTAAGTTTGCCTAAGGAGATTTAGAATGCCATTTTTAGCAGGTAGAGGACAAGGTGGACGTGGTATGTTCGGACTTGGCGGAGTCCCTGGTGCTCCTACTTTTGGAGTAACCCCTGCTACAGAAGGAAACGTATCAATACCAGTAACTTTTATTGCCCCCGCCTTCAATGGTCGGACTCACTATAACTGGTTATAAATATGCTCTTTCAACATCAGCTGACAATATTACATACAGTTCTTACGGATCATACATAACTTCTAGCTGGACATCTGGAACTACTTTTACAATTACCGGACTAACCAATGGAACTTATTATAAAGTTAAAATCCGTGCCGTCAATGCGTTGGGTGATGGATCAGAATCAGCTGAGATAGGTCCATTTAGACCAAACACTGTACCAGGAACTCCAGCAGCAGCAACTCTTACGCCAGGTGACGCAACAGATACATTCAACTGGATTGCTCCTGCAAGCAATGGTTCAACAATCACTAAATACGCTTACCAAATTAGTACAGACAATGGATCAAATTGGTATAGTGCTATTGGCGGAACCCTAAACGGTGAAACAGAAACCGCCAACCTTTCAGTTGTTCTAGCAACTCAGTATAGTTTAAGTTCCTATAAATTAAGAGTTAGAGCTTTTAACAATGGATCCAATGGGGGATGGAGCGAACGCAGTACCATCTCCTCCTCGGGAACTGCAGTTTGGCAAAACAATACAGGGACTGAAACAGATACAGTATGCGGTCCAGCCGGATGTTCTACCTCTACAACTGAGACAGAAGGTCACGGTACGGGTTGTCCAGATTGTGCTACGGGTCAATACTGCGTGTGTGGTGCACAGTATGCATTTAGAACTAGATCGAGGACTGTTACGGGTACTAGAACAAGCTCTAGAACCAGGTCAACTCAATTTTACTCTAGATCTGGTTCAACACCTCAACCTACAAACTATGGTGCATATAGTGATTACACCTATAGTGCATATTCATATAGTTATAGTGGGTACACATATACTGGCTATGGAGCATTTGGGGCTTGTGATGCTACTGGAACTCAATCTACTTATTCTGGATCTGACGGACAGACTGTTTATGTCGGAGGCTCTGCAGGGACAGACTACAGAACCTATAGCTCATTCTTTGGAATGTGGGCAGTTACAAACTCGGGTGGAACTTACACTATGCAAGTTGGTCAATGTGGAGGCTCTTGCAGTGCACAGAACTGTTTTGCTTTCTCAACTTCAGTAACACAATGTAATGTTACCGGCACGTTTACTGCAGTAGGATACGCTCAAAGAGGTGCATGTGCAAACTTTGGATTTGGCTGTACAGGCTCTGGTGCTTGCTGATATAATAAATTAAACCTAATAAGGAGACACTATGTCAAATGAAGAAATAACTTTTAGACCATTTACGGAAGATAATCCAAACTTTGCTTTAATTGTTGATGGAGAAGTAGCTAGTAATTTTTCGTTTCCATCAATCGATCCCTTACCTGAAACAATAGAACAGTTAATTGCAATTTTTAAAAGTTCTCCAACAGTAATAAAAACTTTTGAATTTATTAAGCCAGGGTCCACATGGGATGGACAAACTTTTACCGATCCTGTAGAATAGTATTATGACTAATGCTTGGCAAGAATGGAAAAAGAAAAACGCAGAACGTCAAAAATCTGAAGGTGTACGTCCGTGGGATTTTATAAATCCAGATACAGAATACGTAGACGAATTTGATCAAGAGTATAGATACTCTATATGTAAAGAGTGTCCTCATTTAACTGCAGCTAAAACATGCACAAGATGTGGTTGTTTTATGCCGGCAAAGACAAAGCTTCTTCACGCTGAGTGTCCCATTAGAAAATGGTAATTAATTAGAAGTTTTATAAAAGCCTGATCCATTAAACTGGATTCCCGGCGCATCAAATACTCTTTTTAATTTTGAGCCACACTCGGGGCACTTAGTATTCTTTTGATCTTCAGTGATAGATCTATTTTCTGTATAAGAATGTAGATTGTCTTTACATTTATAATCATAAATTGGCATAATATCATTCTACTTCAATAAAGATGCATTCACCTGGGCATTCTTCGGCAGCTTCTATAACGTCTTGTAATAAAGATTCTGGTACAGTAGCCATTCCTTGTGCCATTTGATAGACAGGTCCTTCGCCTTTTCCAGTTGGCCCCATAAGATTAGGCCAATCAACTTCTTTTACATATGCCAAGCCATCATTGTGCATTTCAAAAACTGCTGGTGCAATTTCAGCACAGAGACCGTCGCCGGTGCAAAGATCTTGATCGATCCAAACCTTCATGTTTAACCCTTCTTTAAAAGTTCGTTAGGTATAATCCAAAGTTTACAAACAGCATTTGGTTGTATAGTTCCGGCTACTATTTCACAGCCTTGCCCGCCCTTAAAAAATACACAGTTAGAACAAATTAATCCTTCTTTGATAAATGGATTCTTAGAAGCTGGCGCATAGTGTGCTCCATTTCCTAAAGAAGTTTGATCAAACATGCCGTGCATTTCTACAGTTGCTTCATACTGTTCATACATCATTTTTTGTCTAGCATTTAATTTTGATTTGGGATCATCCATATCTTCTTCTTCATATTCGGAATCATCCATCTCTGGTTCTTCAGGCATCTCTTCATCATCTGGAGATTGATATTCACTTAACCAGTAGTTTCTCATTCACTTTTTCCCGACTTGACGACACCATCGTAGATAGCAGCTAGGCGACAATAGCCATTGTCCTCTACGGTCTGGGCAACAATCTTACAAACGCCATTGCCTTCATACAATGCACAGTTGGCACACTTAACACCAATAGATAAATTGTCATTTTCTATGCCTGGAACATAGCCAACCCAGATGCCATTGCCATCACTGTTGGAAAGCTTGCCATATTTGCTGACAATTCCTAGCATTGCGTTTGCATATTCTTGTTCTGCTGGAGGAAGTTTTCTTTCCATTTCCTCTAAAAGTTCGGCTAACCAATAACTATCCATTTTAATTTATTTCCTTTTAGTTAAGATGCAGGGACTGCTTGTTCTTTTGGAATACAATTTCTACTGCAATATACATTGCTTTTATGTTCCCAAATTATACCTTTACTGAGGCTTCTACTGCAACTAGGGCAGCTAAATTTAACACCTTTAATACCAACATATTTAACTGCTTTACCAGGTAATTCTACTTTAATTTCTTTTTGACTATTAGAAACATTTTTCTTTGCTGGCTTTTTTCCCGCCATAACATACCTCCAAACATTGGTTACTATCTAGTCTATAGTAATACAAAACTGGAGTTTTTATGGCCAAAAAACAATTTACAACGGTTAATATAAATGATTTCTTTGTTTCAGAACCAGGACCTCCAGCCCCTATAACATTAACTACGACATCAGCTCCTCCTTCGTCCCCTGTATCCAGGTCTTCTAATATCATTTCATCATCCGGTGGTATAGAAAAAATTTCAACTTCAAGAAAAGGCTTTGATGACGATCCTGAAAGGGTAAGCAAAAGAAGGGGTAAAAATAGAGGAGGAAGATCCGGCAGGGGGTCAATACCTACACCTCATATATTAGATGCCTCCAACACTAACTCTAGAACCTTGATGCAAAATCTTCTTCCAAAAGAAATGGTTCCACAGGGTTATTTTAATCCAATTGAAGTTGAATTAAAAAGTGGAAGAACAAAATCAGTAAACCCATTCAACCAAAATCAAGTTATATTTACAAGGGATAAAAAACGGAAGAATTAATTTTATCAATCCAGAATTTACTTTTGATAAGACTGATAATCTTGCTAGAAAAGTAGACGATGTATTTAGTCCCAACCAAGTTAATGCAGGTCTGGATCCTGTTTATCTTAGGCCAAAAAATGGAGCTCCAATTTCTACTCCAGCTTCAAGATATGATTCCATAGGAGAAGGTGTATTAAGACCTTTAGGCAAGGGTGAAAGGGCAGCCTTTGATCATCGCAGGAAGATGAAGGCAAAATTTAACTCTCCAAAAAGAAGAAGTTATTTAACTAGAGAAGATATTTTAAATACCGCAAACATGGAAAGAAGACAGTATACAGTAGGAAGATATGCTGGATCGGTTGCTGAATACAAAGCAAAAGTAGCAAAGTATATTATGGATCTTGAAAATGAGCTTTCATATTTAGATGCTGGATCTAAAAAACAAGTTCGTCGAGCAATTATAGAAGATACTCTTACTGATCTAAGAAAAGAAATGAGAAAGACTGCTGACCAGATTAATCCAAGTAAAAGTGGTCTTCCTCATAAATTAGAAATGAAAATTATGGAGTCCCTAAAAGGAGATGATCAGCCACTTAATTTTCTTACAAATCCATCTTCTAGACAAAATGCTATTATAGCTAGAAGAAAAGCTATTAGAGCTGGAGTCATAACGCCAATGAGTATAGAATCTCACACGGCTAGAGTTGATAGACTAAAATATAGACTAATGCAAAACGGCATGCAAGAGTCGTATATGTCAAGCAAAGGATATGGTACTGATAACCTTTTGCAGGATCAGCCAGATTTTATTCAACCTAGAACAACAACAAAGGTAAGTATAAACAACCTAACAAGTAAAACTAATTTATCTACTGCTGCAACTAGTGCAAATCCAAAAATTGATAAAGACTATATTCCTAGTTCTGTAAATAGATATTTGCAAACTGCAAGTATTAATTCTAATCAGCCAGCAGCAAATATAGCAAGTGCTGTAGGGGAAACTCTTCCAACTGGAACTCCGGGAAGAATGATGTCCTCAACAGCCCAAAGGCTAGCAGATGACACTATGAGGGCAGCTAGCGTTATACATAGCTCTAAGCTTGGCTTTGCTGCAATAGGAATGGGTGCATTGGGAGCTGCTTTTGGTATATCATCTTTACGTAGTAAAGCTTCAGAAAAACAGATGGAAATGGGAAATAGAATTTAATTATGGCTATAAATATAGATGATTTTATTGCAGCTCAACAACAAGCTAAATCTTATTTGTCTAGATTCGAAGCTGCTGTTTCAGAATTTAAACAAACTGGTAACTGGATGGGTGAGTTCCATGGGGTATCAATAAACCCTGATCGCCCACCAAAAAACTTAACAGGAGAAAGTATAAATGCTCTTGACGAAAGAAGTAGGTCATCACTCGGGGAAGCTAGTCTCTCCAGTAGAAGGTCTCAATTATCTGCAAATGTTGAAAGAGCTGCATTTAGGGCGGAACGCAAAGGGATGCGAATAGCTCAAAATACTACTGACGTTGAAGATTTTACTGAAGAAGAATGGGCTCGCTTAAAAAGTCGTAGTGATGAATTATATAAACTAAAAGCAAGTGACGAGGCAGCATACAATGCTTTATTCAAACAATATGACACTCCAATACCTGGAACTGACGACAGTGTTAGATATCTTACTCACAGCGGTGCTCCAGAACTACTAGGTGGAGCATTAGATCCATCTCATACTGTTGAGCTACCTGGAGAAGTGCATGGAAATACAAAAAATGCAAATATAATGATGTCGAAAGAATTAATTCAAATTGATAGAGAAAATGCAGCACATTTGGAAAGACTTCAATCAGCTCAGGAAGAATTTTCTAAAACAGGAAAAATAAGCGGTGAGCTTAGTCATTTTACTTACGATAGTTCAAGAGGAATAGATCCGGCAACAGGTCAGTATTACCCAAGAAGTAGCGATGAAGTTTCTCAAATGTTAAACTCAAGCATATCTGAAGCACAGGGATCGGCAAGAAGATATGGAACTTTATTAGGTTTATCTGGAGGAGAAGAAGGAAGATTTATATCTGCAGCTCCAGTTTCAAAAGGAGTTAATCTTGGATACTTTGGACAAAGTGCAAGTAACGCATTAAAGTCTACAGATGAAGTAGGAGGTATTCTTGAATCAACTGGCGGTAGAGGTACTGCATATCTAATGAGGGGGACAGACCTTAATGCCAGCTCCTTGCTTGGTGTAGAGAATTATGAAATAGGACTTGCTGGCAAGAATGTGCCCATAGCTGGCTTGTCCAGTAAAGCTGCAACACATGGAAGTAGAGTTGCAGGTGAAAGATATGCAGATGAAATCTTTCCTGCATGGGCTTTAGAGCAACTTGAAAAAGACTCAGCCAGAGTAGCATCTGGCGAAATTCCATTAAGGCAAGTATATGGAGAAGAAACATCAAAACTTCTTGGCATTGGCGAAGGTAGTGCAGATGTTATCGCACCCAAAGATGTTACTCCACCAAAAGCTTTTATTACACCAGAGCTTGAACAAGCTAAATCTTATTTAGCTAGATTTGAATCTACTGTTTCAGAATTTAAAGAAACTGGTAACTGGATGGGAGAAAAGTATGGTGTTGCTTTCTCGGATTCTGGAGTACCGGCAAACAGAACAAAAGAGGCAATATCACAATTTGAAGTGGGTGAACCTGGATTTACAGAAAAACAATTTGGAGAAGAAAGAATTAACGCAAGGATTGAACAACTTAGAGAAGATGTTGGAAAAGCTGGATTTAGAGCAGAACGCAAAGGAATGCGAGTAGCCCAAAATATTACTGACGTTGAAGATTATACTCAAGAAGAATGGGAAGCTCTAGTAAGAAGGAATCAAGAATTAATAGAAATGGGCCCCGTGGAAAGGGGTAAATTGTTCATGGGGTTTGAGGGAACAATTCCAGGTACAGCAGATGAAAAAATAGCCTATGCTATTCACGCAGGGGCTCCAGAATTACACGGAGGAAAATTAGATCCTAATTTTGTACAAGGAGCAAATAGCGAAGCTGGCGGTAAAGCTGGCGGTAATACAAAATCTGCAAATGCTAATCATATTAGAAATGCTGAAGATAAATTAAGGCATTATGAAAGCCCTGCAAATACATCGGATGTAAATAAGGTAGGTCGTGAAATAAGGATAGGACAACTTAAAAGACAGCTAAGAGTTGTTGAAGAAGGTGGCGGATTTCTTTCTGCAGGATCACCTGCAGGGGGAATGCCTGGTGTTTATTTTGGAAGACATGACTGGGGTACTGCTGCAAAAGCTAAAGTTGCTACAGAATCTGCAGAACTGGCAACTGATCTTGGTAGTTCAACTGGAGGTAGAGGAAGTTTGTATCTAATGAGGGGTGTTGACGAATTTACAGTTAGTAGGTCTAAATTTATAGGAGGAGACGGTTTGGAGACTCCAATACTTGGAGCACATAAGCCTATTGCTGGATTATCTAGTAGGGTCCAAGATTTAGGTAAGACAAGTGGTGGTGGATTTGGAATTCTTGTTACAGAATCAGGAGTACCGACTATAGAGACTAGATTAAAAAGAGGTTTGGAAAATCCTAGTCAAAGACTTGCGTCAGATGTTGAGTTTGCTTGGATGGAAAAAACTATTAAAGAAGACTCTGCTAGAGTAGCTGCTGGACAAGTGCCAATAAGAGAAATATATGGAGATCAAGCATATAAAGTAGCATTCGGAGCAGAAGAAGACACAGCAGCTATAGCTGCTAGAGTTAGCTCTAGAACAATACCAGAAACTATTGAAGAGGGTTTAGAGAAAGTTGTCCAAAGATCTGGAGCATCAAGTAAGTTATTGGGTGCTGCAACAGAAGCATCAGCAGCAGTAGCTGGAGGAATGAACAACTCAGGAGCCCTAAGAGGCGCAGGAACAGCCCTTACGGTTCTTAGAGGTTTAACGTAAAAATTGGAGCGGATAATTTTTTATTGATTATCGTATAGTTCTTTATATTTATTTGGATTTCTTCTTTTCATGTCTCTTTTGCTTCTTGCGAGCCTACATTCTTCACACCTACAACCATAATGATCGTAGCCATTAGATGTACCATGTACTATGCCAGGATATTCTACTTCTGATATAGTTTTTTTTAAATGACAAGACTTGCAAAGAACCTGACATTTAGATAATTCTTTGTCTCTAACTTCTTTTCTTCTGCTCCATACGCAAGAAGCATGCATCGTCTTATCTTCACGTTTTATGTGATCTACTTCTAAGCTGTCCCATGATCCACAATGCTTGCATGGACCGTTAGCCAGAACCCAGTCAAGTCTTCTGTCTCTCATCCATTTTCTTTGGTATTCTTTTAGGTAAGCTTTTCTTTTTTCTATATCTTTAGTCATTATATCTAAATTTTTCTATGCTCTTATTTATGGTATTGAAATTACATTGGAGCGGTTGAAGGGAATTGCACCCTCACACCGTGGGTCGGAAGCGCACGTACTCTACTGTTAAGTTACAACCGCATAATCTGTTATTATAGTACCATAAAAATACTGGTTGATAATAGCAGAGAAATTAAATATACCCGCAGAAATTAATTAAATGGTTGACCATCTTTGTCATCTATATCAAATCCACCAAGTTTTAATGGACTCCACATTAAGCTAAGAATTTCTGATATTGCATTTATTGTTTGTGGATTTTGCTGACTTGACAGCCTAAACAATCCATTTATTGCATTAGCTATACTGACAGTAGTGTAATGTATTTGCTCATCATCTCTATCATCGTGCTTAACACAATCATAAATTTTATTATATATTTCTGAGTAGTTCATATAAATCTTCTTTCTTTGGCGATATCATTTCCGCCTTTACCAGGAGACTGTCAGTAAACTTCAAGTCATATTCAAACCATAGCATCCTATTGGAATCTATTGATTCGTCTTCAGTTAAGTATACAGGACAATGCACTTTTATGTGGCCGTGAAAGTATATCTTTCTGCTCTTTTTATTCTTTGAATCTTCTTCAAAAGAAGGGCTTTCTTCCATGTATAAGTATCCATTATTGTCTATAAAATAACTATCTAAAAAGCATTCCATAGATTTTGATTTAAATCCTTCAGCAGCAAAAGCATAATAGATATAAGACTTGTAGCTGTGTGGAATCCAAGGCTCTACCGGCAGAGGATAATCAATATGAAAAAAATCGTACGTTCCCATAATTAACTATATTATAGCAGCTCAAACCGCAATTTGAGGTCCTATCAAACCGCAATTTGAGGTCCTATTGATTTTAAAACATTACTATTACAGCTAGTTTTTAATTTGGAGATTTTTATGCAAGATGTTCCTGAAGCTTTACCCGGAAAATTGTGGGATAGCGATAGGCTTTATCATGGAACTAATTTTAAATTTAATCTTGGAGACGTTGTTCTTCCAGCAGAAAGAGCTGGAGTAAGTTCTAATTTTAATGAAGAATTTGCTCCAGGACTTAGACAACATGCTTTTGCTACATGGGACGTTAGAGGTGCTCAAAAGTGGGCTCAAACTGCTGCAAAAAAACAAGGTGGTCTAGCAAATGTTTATCTTGTATCTCCCTTAAATGAAAAATTGGATGCAGAAGGTTTTTTTACAGACTTAGACCTTGATCCTAATTCAGAATCTGCAATTAGATCTAAATCTGGATTTAATATCCAAGGTAGATTGACTGAAGAAGTTATTGAAGAACAAGCCAACGTACAGGCTGCAAGAAGATTAGTAACTAACTCAATGAATGATTTAAGAATTGACGATTACGGTCAAGCTTTTTTCTTGCACTCTTCAAAATATGAAATAGCTGTTGGCGATGTAATTAAAACAACTTCTCCAGAACGCCTAGGAAAAGGCATGGCAGGAGATGCTCTACTTGGAAAAAGTTATGCCTATGATGCACTTAACCAAGGTTCTATTTCAAACGCTTTTTCAACCCATGGAACTGGTTTCATATATATTACTCAAGCAGATGCTAGCTTAGTTGGTCCTGATTTAAACGCAGCATTGGCAGATTCTAGAAAATTTGCTGGAACAAATGCAAGAGCAATAGCACGGAGAGCAGACTATCTTAGATAGAATTGCTATTGAACCAAATATGTCATTTGAAGATGTTGATACAAGAGTGAGAGAAGCTCTTTCTAGGCAAAACATAGTCTTTAGGACAGCAGAAGAAGAAAAACTAGCTAATTTTACAATGCTTCTAACAGAAAACGCTCAAAAAGAAGCACTTGAATACGAAGGAGCACACTATCGAAAAGCTGCTATGGTGCATGAAAAAATGATAAAAGAAAACAAATTAATATATCAATTAGGCGACCCAAATGCTACACTTCCAGATAATGTTTTTGAGGAAAGGGGTCAGCTATGGACCAAGAGTGAAGATGGATCTAAAGTAGGATTTCTTCAAGATCCAAGAGTTAGAGGCCCACTTGCTTTTACTAGAGAAGCATATGAAAAAGATGGAATAGAGGGAATAATTCAGTCATTAAAAGATGAAGGATATGAGGCCGCAGGTACAGCAGGATTTACTGGAAAATCTTCTGATGACGTACTCAGGATCCAAGAGCAAGTAGTAGAACACGTAAGGAATAATAATCTAGCTGCACAAATATCTAACCTTCCTTCTGTGCATTCGCAACCTCAGCCTACAACAGAAAGTGTTTCTTTTGCTAGAAGAACCCTACTTAATATCATAGAGGGATCAGAACTAGCTGCTAAAGTAATGAGATACAAAGTCTGAGGTCCTATTAATTTCTTTGTATAAATATAAAAAAGTTCTAAAACAGTTTTGCCTCTTAAAATTTTTTTCCCAAATTTTACCTATATAGGTTTTTTAAATTAAAAAATATAATATTCCGCGTTTTAGTTATTA